GTGAAAGAGGCCATCTTGGTTGGCCTTACAAGTGACATTGGCACCAACTACTTTGCCAATCCTAGAGAACGCTTGATGAAGATCAAAAATTCCAATGGACAGATGAGCACTGGTTGGAAAACAGTGGACCAAAAGCTGTATGGCGGAGTGAACAGAAAAGAAATCACCATTTGGTGTGCAGGCTCAGGTGGTGGCAAAAGCCTAACACTTCAAAACATGGCAGTGAACATGGTGAAGATGGGGCTGAACGTGATTTACATCAGTCTCGAGCTGAGTGAAGAGATGATTTCAATGCGCTTGGACTCGATGGTGGCGCACATTCCCAGCACTGAGATTTTCAAGCGTATTGACGAGGTGGAGATCAAGGTGGCTCAGGCAGGCAAACGTGCAGGCACACTTTATGTGAAGCAGTTACCGCAGGGCACAACCACAAACGATCTCAGAGCATTTTTGAAAAACTATGAGATTGAAACTGGCAAAAAATGCGATGTGTTGATGGTGGACTATTTGGACCTCATGTTTCCCAACAACAAGAGAATTGATGTCAGCAATCTCTTCATCAAGGACAAGTTTGTAACTGAGGAACTTCGCGGACTGGCAGTGGAGCGTAACATCATCATGCAAACTGCCTCACAGCTTGGAAGGTCAAGCGTAAACGAGATGGAGCATGATCACAGTCACATTGCAGGTGGTATCAGCAAGATCCAAACAGCAGACAATGTGGTGTCAATTTTGGCTACTCCAGCAATGAGAGAGCGAGGGCAATATCAATATCAGTTTTTGAAAACAAGAAGCAGCTCAGGTGTGGGCAGCAAGGTGATCATGGGCTATGACATTGAAACACTGCGCATTTATGACTTGGAAGAAAGTGAAAGCGAAGTTCCAGTGAAAACGGCAGCTGACATGATGGCTGACTTGCGTAGAAAAAACACAAGTTCAACAAGTGCAGCTACACCTCCACCTCCTCCTGCCCAACCAGAAACCAATCTTGCTCCAGCAAACAATCTTGCCAAGCTCAAAGAGCTTACAAGTTTGATCAGGAGATAATTACTCTGGATTTTTGGCGCTGATCCGGCGGAGCAAACTCATGGCTTTGGTTGTGTCATTGGGATCAGCCAGCACCAATTTCATAAATGCAATGCTGAGTTCAGCCATCTCTTGACGTGTGAGCTGATGCTCACGACCCTGCCGCAATTTATTCCACGCACGAGTGAACAAGTTCAAGTCTTGCATGCCCAGAATATCAGCCAATTGCTTGGGAGCAATACTGCCTTGTGTGGGCTCTAGTGGAACAGTTTCCTTGCTGCCTGGAACCATTGCAGTTCCAGGGTTGCTGTCCAATTCATGCAATCTTTTAGCCAAGCTTCTCATTTGTTCTGTTAAAATTTGTGTCATGTGATGCGCCAAAAACAGTGTCAAAAATATTTATGTGCCGCGCATAAATATTTGAAAAATTGGGTTGACACGCTTTGAACAAACAGAAATCTATTATTGAGGAATTGGACTCGCTCGTTCCCGTTAAAAACAAGCACTCAGTTATTGAAAGCCGAGCTGCTCATGTAATCACCAGTGCAATTCACCTTATTGAACAACTGCATGCAAGTTATGCACCTGAGGTGGCTGAAGACTTAACCAAAAGACTGGTAAAAAGCATACTGTGCAAAGAATCAACCAAATTTATGCGTAAGCTCAACACAGTAAAAAAAGGACAAAAATCATGAGTGATGCTGCTCACATGAGAAAGCTTATAGACTCTATTGAAAAGCCCAGGCTGGATGAGGCCTTTGGCGCGCCAATGGGGCTCAGACAGGAAATTGGGCTGTGGTTCAAAAGCTTCAACAATCCCGCAGCAGCCGCACAACTAACAGCAAGCAATTACGCCAATACATTGAACCTCTATTGGCGTAAAGCAGGATTGGAAAATGCCACAGGAACAGATTTCATCCAATGGTATGAAGAGGCCAGGTTTACTGGGGCAGATGCACGAAGCACAAAAATAGGCACGCAGTATGTTACTCAAGTTGTGTCGCAGGTAACCAATAATGATTTAAGCAAGCAGCTCACTGATCAAGACCTACAAAAAATCATGATGGGTTTGGGTCAAATTGAACGGCGTACAGCAAATAAATTGCATACAAGCTTACTGAAAAAAGGTACCCAAAAACAAGAAAGCACCTCACTGCAAATACTACAAGCTCTCAGACAAAGTTTGCCTGCTATGGGATCTTCCATCACATTATCAAAACTGGCCAATGAAATCGCAAATAAAAGCAACCCATCAATAAGCTTGCAAAATGTTGATAAAGGTATGGCTGCTTTTGCCAAAGATTACGCCAATATGCGACCACCTCCTCTGGATCCATTGCCGCGACCTTTCCGAGCAAGCAACAATCGTAAGCTTTCTCCACAACAACAAAAGCTTCTTATCAGCAAACTGGCGGATTTGATCCTTGAAATAGTGATCGTAAATGATCAAGTGGGTATAGGTCAGCCTCCGCCTCCGCCGCCACAACCTCCCACCCCAGGCCCTGACCCCCTGAAGACTGTTACTGACATGATTGTGGACCTAAGAAGCCAAAACTATACGGACGACATGATCAAATTCATTATATCCTCCCTGAAAGGAGGCACGCCATGACACATGCACTTTATGATGCAGCATTTATGCGCAACCTTATCAACAGCATTGACCGGCCAGCAACAAAGCCTTTGCTCGAAAATGCAGAACTACTGGAAGATCAACTGCTTTTGGAAACTGAGCAGCAAGTACACGAGATATTGATACCTGCTTTGAATCTTGTTTTTGAATCTTACCGGGGCAATGTTTTTGAAGCTGATAGCAATGGCTACACTGATGAGGAAATATTAGCCCTTTCCAAAAAGTTTCCCAACATAAAAGACTTGATTGCATTTCACAAAAGCATTGATCCCAGCAAGGTCAGCAGCAATGTGCAAGACAGTGCAATGGCTACTGCCAAACAAGCTGTTAACAATGTTATGAAAAAAACCCGGAGCAGGAAGCCAATTGTAAAAGATCCAACAACATGGGTTCAAAACAAAGAAGATCGTTTGTTGCAAGCCCTGGACAAGGCAGACCCCAAAGGCAAATACAGCAAGCTGGGTAATATAATCCGTGATCTACCCGCTGTGGTTAAAAAATATCCCAAAACTGCTAATACTATAGTGGGTCTGATGGGTGTTGCGATACCTATTTTGTCATCAGGATACTGGTGGGCAGCACCTGCAACAGCTATTTTGACCAAGACTGTGATGGATGTGCTTAATGGTTCCAGTTTGAAATCTGCGATTGGGAAAAATTTCGCATATGGTGCACTGGGTGCCGCCATGGGGTTTGCTGGTAAAAACTTTGATAGCTTGGCCAACACTGTTGATTCTTGGTTGAATGGTCAGAGCACTCCAACATTGAGTGGTGATGTGGACGCTGGTAGCGAAATGCCACGCAATCCAGATTTATCCATGAGAATGGATCCAGAACTTGGGGGTGATGTGGACGCTGGTAGCGAAATGCCACGCAATCCAGATTTATCCATGAGAATGGATCCAGAACTTGGGGGTGATGTGGAAGCTGGTAGTGAAATGCCACGCAATCCAGATTTGTCAAATGCAGATAGTGATGCAGGTAGCGGCACAGGAAGACGCTCGTTCCCGGGTGAAGTAGGATATGATGAACCAGACAGAACAGGCACCGGAATCCCTTCAGGAGAAGCAGGTGACTATGCAGCTGATCGAACAGGCACTGGAATCCCTTCAGGAGAAGCAGGAGACTATGCAGCTGATCGAACAGGCACCGGAATCCCTTCAGGAGAAGCAGGTGATTATGCGCAAACTGCTGCTTTACAACCAAGAGAATACACTGTTAAGCCAGGTGACACTCTCAGCACCCTTGCACAAAAGAAGGATATTAGTGTGCGCGAGTTGATGGCAGCCAATCCTCAAATAACCAATCCTGATCAACTAAGGGCGGGAGAAACAATCAATATCCCCTCCGAAACCGGC